AAGATTGGCTAGATAGAAATAATGATTTTGTAGACAATTGGCTTAATGATCTTTATGATAAAGACTATAATAATTATATAATGATAAGTGAGCTTATTTCTGCAAACCTTTTAAATGGTCGTTTTATATATGAATTAATAGTTAATGGCAAAGCAAATAAAAGACTTTATATAGATTTAAACAATTAACAATATGCACCCAACAAGAATATTTAAAAAGCCTGAAGACCTAGAGAAATTCATTAATGATTTTATTTGATTATGGAAAAAGAAGATGGCAGAAAAAACAATGGAGGAAATAAGAATGCTGGAAGAAAGCCAAAGGCAGACGAGATAAAACTAATTGAAAAGTTAGATCAACTCATAGACAAAGATAGTGTAATTAAGAAACTAAACGAGCTTATAGAAGACGGAAACTTTAACGCCTTAAAACTTTACTTTGAATACAGATACAGAAAGCCAAAAGAATCTATTGACATTACAACTGGAGGACAAAGTTTAGCATTTAATGAATTAATAGGTTTTGATAAAACTAAACGAGAAGTATAAAAGAATAGGAAGCGATGCAAAGTTTTCTATAATAACAGGCGGTAGAGGTAGTGGTAAGTCATTTGCAATTACCTACCTAGTAAGTCTTCTATCCTATGAAAAAGGTCATGTAATACTTTACACTCGTTACACCTTAAGAGCTGCTCACATCTCAATTATACCAGAGTTTATAGAAAAGATTGAGTTAATGGGAAAGATGAAAGACTTTACAATTACAAAGGATTCTATAATCAATAAAGTAAGCGGATCAAAATACTATTTAGAGGTATTAAAACATCTTCAGGAGATCAGACAGCAAACCTTAAATCGATACAAGGACTATCGACTTGGGTACTAGACGAAGCTGAAGAACTACTAGACGAAGATAAATTTGATACTATTAATTTATCAGTAAGACAACAAGGTGTACAGAATAGAGTTATAATGATCATGAACCCTTCAACCAAAGAACACTTTATCTATAAGAAGTTTTTTGAAAGCAGGGGAGTTAAGGAAGGAAACAATCAAACGATAGAAGATGTAAACTACATACATACTGATTACATCGACAACAAGGAAAACCTATCTAAGAGTTTTATACACGACATAGAACGACTAAAGAAAAACAATCTAAAGAAGTTTAACCATAAGATACTAGGAGGTTGGCTAGATAAAGCTGAAGGAGTTGTATTTGAGAATTGGGAGTATGGAAAGTTTAATCCAAATAGTCTGCAGACTTCTTGTGGTATGGACTTTGGTTTTAGCGTTGACCCTGATACACTAACAGAGGTTGCAATCGACAAGGTAAAGAAGATAATATATCTAAAGTTACACATCTACAGAAACGGTCTTAAGGTTGACGACCTTGCAAAACTTATACTTGCTAAGGTAGGTAAGAAGCTTATAATCTCAGAGGTTGACCCTAGACTAGTCGAAGACCTTAAGCATAGAGGATGCAATATAAAACAGCATAAGAAGGGTTTAATCGAATTTGGTATTACATTAATGCTAGACTATAAAATAATAGTGGACCCCGAAAGCATAGAGCTAGGAAAGGAACTAAACAATCATGTTTATTCAGATAAGACAAGCAAACTTTATGTGGATGACTGGAATCACGCAATAGACGGTTCGAGATATAACATTGAATATCAGTTAGGAAACCCCAACAAAGGAAAGTATTATGTATATTAGTTGTCTCTACCCTGTGGAGAGGTCGCACCAAACTACTATAAACGCTAGAAACTTAAAATAAGACCCGATTAGGTTACAAACAAACAAATTCAAAGTATATTAAGTATGAAGCTAGAGATAACTATACCAGAGAAGCTAAGCGAGATTAAGTTAGGACACTATCAAGAGTTTGCAAAGATAGAAGAGCCTAACGACTACGACGTGTTAAGATGCTTTTACGGAATAGACACTAAAGGAGTCTTTGACATGAAGGCAACGGACGTTAGCAGGCTAGTCGAAGCAATCAATAAGTTATTATTAGAAGAGCCAAAGGAGCTAATCACAAGCTTTAAACTAGGCGGTAAAGAGTTTGGATTTATTCCAAGCCTAGACCAAATGAGCTACGGAGAAAACAACGACCTGACAGATTATGTTAACGATATAGAAAAGATGACAAATGCAATGGCGGTAATGTATCGACCAATAACAACTAAGCAAAACGGAAAATATCTAACTGAGAAATACAAGGGTAGTTTAGAATACTCATCAATAATGTATCATGCTCCGTTAGATGCCTTTTTAAGTGCGAAGGTTTTTTTTATCATTTAACGAAAGACTTGTTAAACTTTATCCCAGTCTTTTTGAAGGAGGAGAGCCGACATCTTTCAGCCGAAAGTGGGGAAACTATGCAAGCATATATAAGCTCGCTGGAGGACAACTTGAAGCATTTGACAGAGCCACCGAAAGGAATGTACATGAATGCTTAATGTACTTAGAATACGAAGTAGACAAGTTTAAAGAAGAAAATAAGAAGCCGACAAATGGAATATCAAGAACTAATTAAGATAATACGAGAAGAGCTTGAATCTAGCGAATTAATCGCAAGAGTAGAGAATGACGACATTCCATCAATAGACCTTAAGAAGCGAAGTCTATACCCATTGGCAGCATTCTACATTGATAGCGTAGAGATAACTAATAGCGTTAACACCTTTACGGTTCAACTTCTTATAGCTGACATATTAGACGTTAACAAAGAAACAGATCAAGACAACCAAGATTTTATCTGGAATCAATCAATCGCAGTTATTAATAACTTATACAATAAACTAAACAGGGGATTATTATTCGAGCAACTTGTACAAGAAATAGAGTCAATTAATTTAACACCATTTACAGATAGACTAGATAAAGGTTTTGCAGGAATGGAAACTACTTTAACAATAAGCGTTAAAAATAATATGACACTATGTTAAACAACACGCAAACAGCATTAGATAAATTCAGCAAGGGAGTAGTTAAGCAATCAAGAACAAGACTGACTAAGGATAAAAAGAACGTTACTAAAAATCTATACAATGCCATAGACTACGACTTAACAGTATCGCCTAATAGTTTTAGCTTAAAGTTCTATACAGGCGAATACGGTGTATTTCAGGATGAAGGAGTTAAAGGAGCAGACCCAAGTTTGGTTAAGAACGGAAAACAAAAAGCACCTAACTCACAGTTTAGTTATAAGAACAAAAGACCTCCGATAAAACCATTAAAGGAATGGATAAAGGCAAGGGGTTTAAAATACAGAGATAAGGATGGAAGATTTAAAAAGGAGGTATTAACACTTTAGCGTTTTTGATTAGTCGAAGCATCTACGCTCAGGGAATTAAGCCGAGTGGATTCTTTACAAAGGCATTTGAGAGCCAATACAAGAATCTACCTAAACAAATAATTAAAGGTTACGCATTAGACATGAGAGACCTATTAACATTTACAAAGAAATGAAAGCAATACAATTAAGAAGTCCTTTAAACGTATCTTACTTTAACTCAGGGGGAGGATTCTCTTCTTTAGAGCTTTCAATTTATGTTAATAGAGATGTAACTAATATTAATACAAACACAGTTGCAGACTATTCTTTAATTGCAGAGCCAATAAATAATCGTGTTAACTTTGAGATAGCCGAACTTATACGAAGTAAGAACGATTATCTTTATGAGGATGATTTTTATACAGCTAGAGATACAGCAACTTACGTATTATTGAGAGCGGTTTTATTAGATAGTGATGGAGATGAGATAGAAACTAAATACAACTTCTTTAAAGTAAGGGATGGTTATGTAGAACGTAACGAAGTGCAACTATTAGATAGTGAAATAAACCCAGACCCAAGAACGTGGAGCGACAATTTAAACGCTACAATAACACTTAGTACAACAGACCCTTTTAACGGCCCAGATTCTTACACAGTTACTGACACCTCCGACCCAGCACCTTGGATTATAAGTAACGAACTAAACCTTGAAGGAATTTATACTATGTCAGTTTTTGTTAGCGGCAACAAAAAGCTACAATTTGGAAAAGACGAATCAAATCTAATTGTGTTTGATTTAGATACTGGTCAAGTTTCATT